GAAAAAGGTTCTATGTATGAAGACGCAGACCTTGATGGTGATGGAGAAATAACAGACAAAGAGTTGTCTTTACACAAAGAGTTAGTTCATTTAGAAAATATCGATCAAATGATGGATCAGCATAGAGCAATGGCATGGGTTGCTATGGGTTCCGTTTGTATTGCCGTTGCAGTTTTATTTACACCATTAATAGCAATAGAAAGATTAAACAGTATTAGTGGTTTTTTAAATACATTTTTAGTTGCACAATCTGGTATAGTTGCAACATTTTTTGGCTTTAGCACTTGGGGTAAAACTAGAAATGGTAATGGAAAACAAAGTTGATATGGGTTTTAATTGTGATATTACATGGCACAGATATTAAAGAAAATGTTTTTTTCTCGGATCTTAATACATGTCTTAAGTTCGCAGAAAAGATCAGAGCACAGAACACCCACCAACAAACTGCGTTTTCCCAAGTTTATGTTACAACTTATTGCATACCTCAAAAAGAAGGACAATGAAAATCCAAAATATTTAAAAGGAAAAAAAGATGGCTAAAAGAGGAAGACCAAAAAAAACTGTGACTGAATATACAGCAAAAGTAGTTAAAGAAGAAAATAAAATTTTATCATTAATTAAAAAATTAACTGGTAATGCAAAAAGAAAAACTTTTTGGGATTGGTTAACAGGTAAATGATGGAACAAACCATAAGTGATGTTGAAAATTTAACTAAAACAGTTAATTTTAATGAAGGTGGTGGCAGTGATGTTGAAGCAGGAATACAATTTATTTACCACATGAGGGAGCATCTTGTTGATATAGGCATAGCTACGATTTACGGATTAACAGTTTATGCTATATTTTTATGGATAACTAAAATAATAAAGGGATAATTATGAGAAGTGTTCGTCATGGGTGTCAGCACTTCTCACCAAACAAAGGATAAATTATGATTCAAGCATTAATAAGTCCGATTGCAAGTCTAGCAGGAACATGGTTACAAGGTCGTGTTGATAAAGCAAAAGCAGAAACAGAAGTTAAAGTAGCTAAAGCCAGAGCCGAAGCAAAAGTTTATGAGACAGAAGCAACATCTAGTTTTCTTAATGAGCAGGCTCTTACAAATCAAATGGGTGAATCTTGGAAAGATGAGTTTTGGTCTCTTATTTTTGGAGCAATATTAATTTGTTCATTTTTGCCTTGGACACAACCATTCGTTAAAGAAGGATTTATATTTTTAGAAGAATCAACTCCAAATTGGTTCGCCAACATGTTATATATTATTATAGGAAGTTCATTTGGGTATCGCTTCGGCAAACAAGGACTGCAAATTATGAACAGGAAAAAATAATGGATATACAAATTTTAAAGGAAGAATTAACAGCAGATGAGGGTTGTAAATATAAAATTTATAAAGATCATTTAGGTTATAATACTTTCGGAATCGGACACCTAGTTACTAAAGATGACCCTGAATTTGATATGGAAGTTGGTTCGGAGGTATCAGAAAATCGTGTTAACGAATGTTTTTTAAATGACGTTCAAAAAGTAATAGATGATTGTTATATACTTTATGACAATTTTAATGATTTACCTGAAGAGGCACAGTTAATCATAGCAAATATGATGTTTAATCTCGGCAGACCTCGTTTAAGCAAATTTAAAGGTATGAAAACAGGAATTAATAATAGAGATTGGAATAAGGCAGCCGACGAGATGGTTGATTCAAGATGGTATACACAAGTGCCTAATAGAGCAAAACGATTAGTAGAAAGAATGAGGAATATAACATAATGCCTTTAGTTCCACTTAAATTTAAAGCAGGGATTGTAAAAGATATAACAGAGTATTCTGCAGGAAAAGGTGGTTTTTATGTTGACGGAAATTTAGTTCGTTTTAGAAATGGTTATCCTATGAAAATAGGTGGTTGGTTAAAAGAAGATTATTTTGGATTAAAGCCAGACGATACTGCTACAACTGATCCAACTGTAATTACAGGAGTTCCAAGAAAACTTATTCAGTGGAGAGCAAACTCTGATGGTGCAGATAGGATAGCAATAGCAACACATAATCATATCTATATAATTAAAGATAGTATTTTTCACGATATAACACCATTAAGAAAAACAACATCAAATTTAACTAATCCTTTAGCC